GACCAGCAACAAGCTCATACTCAAGACGACTTACCATCTCACGTTCCAAATCTACACCATGCATCGCACGAATATCCTGCTGCGCAAACATACTGATAGTAGATCCAACCTGACGCGCAACTGCTTCAATAGTTTTCTTATCCCACTCAGTGGTCAATTCAGGATAAGAACCACCAGCTCCAAGTTCCCAAGTCTCGGCAGAAGTAGAAGCCGCACCGGTTGCAGATGTAAACCCACCATTCAGAGCGGCACTGGTCTGAGAAGTCGAACCAGTATAACCAGACCACTCATTCATCTTATCCCAACCAGCTTCAATACCATCTGTATTGTTACTTTTGTAAATTACACGCATTGCAAAAGCAAGACCAACTGGCCCCTGCATCGGCTGAACACCACAAGTATTAAAAGCAAACAAACGAGGCATGGCGCGACGTGCGAGTGCGAGTGCAATGGGCTGGAACTGATAAGCATCACTGTCGGCAGAACCATCGGTTGAACCACCAAGACTTGACAAAGTAGTATTGGCCTGTGCAGCTTCACCAATAACAAGTTGCCCATCACCATCTACCTGATTTTCGAGAACGGTTGCCATAGCAGCCTTTTTCTCATAGGACCAATTTTCATCAATTGCAAGCACGGAACGATTTCCGTCTTCATCGGTTACATTAGTCCATTTCTGAATTAGTTCTTCATGTGAACGCGCTTGATACATTACATATCCTCCTTATAAAAATAAAATATTGATTTCTAAATTCATTCAAACCTCCATTCAAATATTCAAAACAAACACATGTCTAATTTACTTAAAGAAACGACCAGCACGAGAAACTACACCATTTTTCTTAGTAGGTTCCTTGTTATTTACATCAAGATCTACGTTCTCTTCAATGATAGCAGTCTCATCTTTGGTATTCTCTTTCTTAATTTTCTCTTCCACAAGCAACTCGGCATATCTCTGCGCTTTCTCATTAATCTCATCGAATGAAGCGTTTCCATATACTTCAATTACTTGAGTTGCAATTTCAGAATCCAAATCTTTGGTAACCTCAATAAGTTTAAGTTGTGAAGATGCCTTTTCGCCTAAAGTTGACAACTCTACACACTCATTGATTTTATCAGCAAGTTTAGTTTTGTATTCATCACGTTCTTGAGTAAGTTGCTTTACAAGAAACTCACCGTCAGTATTAAGCTCTAAACCATTCTCAGCAAAAACTTGCTTAATTCCATCAACAACCGGCTTTAGAGTTTCATTGATAGCAATCTTAGTAAGAGCCTCATCAGAAATATTCTCACTGATCTCATTGTCAATAAAGCGGTCAAGATACTCAACCATCTTTTCCTCAAAAGCAACTTTGTCAGACTCAAATTTCTCATCAAGCTCTTTGGTCTTTGCTTCCAACTGTTCAGCTACTTGCTCTTCTACATACTGCTCAGAAATCTTAGCATATTTCTCTTTAAGTTCATCTTCTTTAAGAGCTACACGTTCGTTGACTTCTTTTTCTGTTGCTTCTGAAACCATATCACCGATTCCGACTTCCAACAGTTCTTGATTTTCTTCTGAGATGCCCACACTCTCAAGAAGTTTTTTCAGTTTACTCATTTATACTTCCTCCTTTAAAATAAAATAATTTACAAACAAAAATAATCCAACCATAGCACATACGCACAATTATTTATGCGCTAAAATCCATTACTAATTTCTTTCAAAAACATTTTTAACGCAATAGCTTGTAATTCAGGTGAATATTTCCTTTCAAGTGTCTTTTCAAGTCTATCAATGGCAATTTCGACAAATGTGCCATCTTCACCAATAATAAATTCTCTATTCTCCAAAATCCCCTCTACCATAGCTGATTGACAACTTGGATCTTGAACAGCATCAACACCAATAAGACGATAATCTTTATTGACAATGCCACCACCACCAAGAGACCCAACACCTTTAGTAGACACACCAAACTTTACTTGTTCATCAATAAGCGTTTTAAGAATTTTTCCATTCGGTGTATCAAGAACTTTTGCAACTCCAATTCCTTGATTTCCTTGCATATAAAGTTCTTCAATTTTGTGAGAAATTTTACCTAAATCAATAGTTGGAGAAGTTGAATGGTCTAATTCCCCTACACTATTACCAGTAAGTATAGCTTCATCATAATAACGCTTTACTTCTCTTTCAACTATTGACAAAGGATATATTCTTTTATTCTTATTTCTAACTTCCGCTTCGAGAAAAACACCACGAATTTTATATTGTTTTGGTTGTCCTTCTACCGCTTCGGCAATATATTCAATGTCGTTTTTGTGAACGAACTCTTGAATTAACTTTGCCATATTTAATCCTCTTTTGTTTCGATTCCATTAAAAGAATCTTTAACCGCTTTAATCTTTTCTTGAATTTTAGTATCAATCTTCTTTGCAATTACAGATTCAATGTCTTTCTTCACATCAACGACATCACCAGCTTCAATCCTACCAAGTAGGGTATCTTCCGACCAATTCATATTATTTCCTTTCTCTAAAATAAACTCTCTTTAATTATTTATATACCATTGTTAATGAACGTTCTCCAACTCTCACTTATCACCTTTTCCCCGCGCCTAACATATGCTTCTGTTTGCTCTGCATTTGATTGTGCTCTTTGTAAAGGTGTTTCTACTGGTTCACCATCACCATCCACATCTTGAGTTACATCAGGTGGAGTTGCATCCATACCCCGCGCCGCTTCTTTTAATTTAGCTTCAAAAAGCTGCTGATTTTTTTCATACTCTTCATCTGAAAAAAGAAACATGTCTTTCAACACAAAATCTTTATCAAAAAACTTATCCGGCTCTTTATAGTTTTCAGGTGTCATTATGAAACTACTCGCAGTTCCCAAAATAGCAAGTTTAGTTTCAAGTAAATCATATTTTCTATATTCTGCAAACAAATTAGATTTATGAAAAAACACCTCATATAAATCTCTATCGATATATTTTTCATCAAATCCACGCATTGCAAGTAAAGTCATAAATGGATTCATCAACACTTCAACAAATATATTCTGTAAACGATTTACATAACTTGCAAACTTAACCTCTTCACGACTTATTTCACCCATCTTTCCGCCGCTATAGGTACTCGCTGATGGATCTTCCCATCGAGAGCGCGGAAGTTTCAGAGTTTTGTAAAGTTTACGAAGGAAATAATCAACGTCCGTCAATTCACCTAAATTCATACCCCCATCAAGAGTATCAACAGAAGTACCTTTACCTTCATCACTTCTGGCAAACCAATAATCTTCACTTATTGACTGTAAATTAGCAGTTGAATCTACATCACCAGTTTCACTGTTATATTTGACTTTCTTTTTATATCGCTGAATCATACCCTTGATATATGCCTCAGCTTTACCTTTAGGCATTCTACCAACATCAATGTTCCATATTCGTCTTTCTGGTGCCCTAACCAACCGATATACCAAAATCGAATCTTCCAAGCTCCTAAGCATGTTATATGGCTTAATTGAAGCCTCTAAATAACCTCTAACATCATACTCATCTTTACCAATACGAAAATATTTAACATGTACAATCTGATTTCTTGCAAATTGTTTTATTTCATCCCCAACCGTTCCTTTATTACTTACTTGCTTTTGAACATAACCAGTTATTTCATCACCCTCACGAATAGGAAACATAGTGTATGGTGGAAGAACTTTAAATCCAATTATGTTATCTTTCTTACTATTCATTATCAATTCAAGATAAAGTTCTCCATCAACAAGCCATTTATAAAAAAGATTCCACCCATTTCTATTCAGCTTATATACTTTATCATGTAGATAATCGAACGTCGCGCGGATTCTCTTCTTTACAAGATCATTCATATCATCATTTTCAAAATTAAGCACTGCGATAGCATTATCTTTCTTTACAATGGCCTCATCACATATATTATCGAGTGCATCTGAAACCTCAGGAGACAATGCCATTTCTCTATATTTATGCACTCTGGATTTCTTATTTGAAAAATATTGTTCAAAATCAAAATCCATTATATGTAAATCAGCATAGCTATCATAATTATCAGAAGTCTTATGTTCTAATTCTTCCTGAGTTTGCCCCTGAGAATTATCACTAATTTGTTGCTGAGTGTCACGCCAAGATTTAGGTATGAAATTCAAAAAAAACTTAGCAAATGGATTTATCTCTGCTATTTGACCTGTATATTTCATCAACGTCCCTTATGAAAAATTTTATATAAGTATTTATGCTACTACGGCACAAACTTATTATACCGCATCCTAATGTCAGCTATGTTCGCATCAAAATACGTTCTTGCAAAAAATGCACTTACTTCCTTGAATTTTCTTAAATCAATAGCTCTCGCGTTTGTTATTCTATCAAGTCTATACTTTCTTATAGCCACTTTCGTTTTTCTTAACACTTGATAAACTTTAGGATAATTTAATCCATATATCCTATAAACCGGCTGTCCACCCAATCCTCTAATTCTTACAGTTTCATCTAATCTTCTTGACAATTTTGATATTCTGTCAAACCAAATCATTCTTGGTTTTGGGGGCATGTGGTGAAAATTCATACCCAATGCATATTTTCCCCTAACCTCGAATATAAACACTAACGGTTCATAATCATACAATCTAACCTCTTCCCTCGGATATTCCTTGCTAAAATTGTAGTGATAAGAATACATTCTTCCGGGAACTATCTTTCTTGTAAACTTAAAATTAGTTCTCAGATATTTGAAATAATCACTTATAGACCGTAAACTATATCCATCGGGCTTCATTTATCTTTTCTTGATTCCATGTAAATATAAAACTCTTCTTTAATGTCTCTCTTCTTTACGTTTCCTAATCGCCTTGCATGTACATAATCGCCCATTGAAGATAGGTTAGTTGAAGCAGAACTTTCCTCGTCAACACCAACCATCTTTTTAAGTATACCAATAACCAATTGATAGAAATCTTGAGAATCTTCCTTTACTTCTGGATATTCTTTCTTAACTATCTTTTTGGCTCTTGAATATAAGTCTTCAACTTCTTTTTCTGATTTATTTGTTTTTTTCGCAAAACTCTGAATAACTGCCGACGGCATAATTTATTCCCCCACGTCTTCATCAAGCAAGATTGTTTTAAGTAAATCATCAATAGAACAATCAAAACTTTCTGCAACGTTAGATAAACTTCGTTTTATTCTTTTTATCTCAGCCTTTTGTTCAACACTGCCACGAACCACCAACTTATTATAGAACTGATTTCTATCTCTTGTTTGTAACCAAAGATAAGTATGAAGATTAGACATTTTTCCTTTAAGCAAACGTCTAATCTTAAAAACTACTCTATCAAGTAAAGTCAATGCTTCTTTCTCCTTATCCGTTTCAGGCTGCTTAATCACTCTACCATCTTCGTTTATTAGACCAGCTTCATAAGCAGCGGTTTTTGTAAACGGAGTCATCAACTTTTTCAAAAGAATATAGGAAATTACACTATCAACTTTAACATTGTCTGACATTATCGAAAGAACCTGTTATAAAAAGTACTAAACTCATTAGATTCACCAACAACTTTCTTTTCACTACCAATCATCTTTTTAGCTAATTGAGTAGTGTATTCATCAATTGCTTTAATATATTCCTTAGCCATTTCATCATCTTGACTTATCAACCCCTTAATAAGTTGAATTGCCTTATATGCTTCATTTTCATCAACCGACCAATCAGTAGAACCCAAATCTTGTATAACCTTCTTTACATCTACAGCCATCGTTTGCCCCTCACTTTAAATATTTATCCATTTTATTTTCTCTGTCTTCCTTTTCATCTTTAACTTCAATGAAATTATCAGCCATTTCTTGCATCAATTTATTACCCAACTCGGTCGAATATTTATCCATCTCACACATATATTTATCAACTAAAACATCACTCATATCAGCCATTTCTGTCATTTTACGACATGCTTCACGGCGAAGTTTCTTTGATTTTGACCAATTAGTATCAGCCATTTCTTTAATCATTTTTCCCGCTTTAGAGTAACTTTCCTCAGTCACTTTAATGGTGGGAAATTGGGTATAGCCATACATCTCTGCAAGTAAATCTTTAATTGACATTTAAAACCTCCTCTTAATTATTTATATAGGATTAATTTAACTCTCTCCACGTCAACGAAC